CGGTGCTGCTTGAAAAGAACGAGATCGATGTGGCGTACAACGTCATCAAAAAGGAGATGGAGATCGACATCCCTGACATGCGGTTTATCAACGATCTCAAAGAGGATGCGATGATTGCAGAGCTAGAAAACCGTTGCATTAAAGAAATGCTTCCGCATGAACGTATGCGGGTGAATCTGCCGCTACTGGCAAGAGAACACAACCCAGTCAAAGACTGGATGGAGAGCGTCCCCTGGGATGGCACATCCCGCATACAGCAGTTGCTAGACACCGTGGACGCTGAGGACAACCCGCTCAAAGAGATGCTGATGCGTAAATGGCTGGCTGGGTGTGCGGCCGTGGCCTGTCTACCACAGGGCGCTAACCTCGAGGGCGTGCTTATTTTTGTCGGACGACAAGCGATCGGTAAGACGCAGTGGATGAAGTCGCTGGCGCCGAACAAAGATTGGTTGCTTGAGGGCGCGACGCTCAACCCAAGCGATAAAGACAGCGTCAAGCACGCGGTTAGCCATTGGATTGTGGAGCTGGGTGAGCTGGGCAGCACCTTCAAAAAGGCCGACATCGATCAGCTCAAGGCGTTCCTTACCAAATCAAAAGATGAGCTGCGGTTGCCCTACGGTCGCAGCTTTAGCCGCTACCAGCGCCGCACGGCCTTTTATGGGTCTGTAAACGAGCGTGAGTTCTTGGTCGATCCCACGGGGAACCGACGCTTTTGGGTAGTGCATGTTAACAAGATTAATTTTCAGCACGGTCTCAACATGCAACAGATTTGGGCAGAGGTGTTGCATGAGGTGTATCAAGGCGGGGAGACCTGGTTCTTGACCAGTGAGGAGCGTGAGCGGTTACAGGTTAGCAACGAGAACTCGAGGACGCAGAGTGTCGTGGAGGATCTGCTATTGCAGCAGGTGGACTTTGAGGGGTTGAATACCAAGCCCGTGCAGATGGCAAAGCTTCTCACCGATTTGGGGATACGCGCGCCGAGAATGAGCGATTACAAAGAAGCGAGTCGTATCTTACAGGAGCGCGGCATCAAGCCCAGAAAGTCGCATGGCAAGAAAATATACGACGTACAGTACGAACCTGTAGATACCCCCACTGTACCCCGCTCTACCCCCGACTTTTAGAGGGGGTGAGGTGCTTTACCCCCTATACCCCATTGCGAAAACTCTGAACGCTATATTCTACGCGGGTCTCAGCGATGGGGGGGGTGGGGTATAGTAGTTACAATAAGTATTGTATTTATATATATAAGGTAAAAAGACGCCTTTATTAGCCTTAAAAGAGATGAAATTAGTTCCCCCTAGTATTAGGCTGAAAAAAGGTACCCTACCCCACCCCCTCACGGTGAGTGGGTAATGAATTACAATTACAAAGGTTTGATTATGTATTTACACTTTACTCAATGGCGGTATGCGAATGATTGCGAACGGGAAGCGTGGGGGGAACCTCGACTGCCCGAGCGAGAAGCGTTCGCGTTGTTTCAACAACTGAAGGAAAGCGGATGGCTGACAAACCCAACGGACAAGCAAAGCGCGGAAGGCCACGCAAAGATCGAAAAGCATTAGTTGAGATGCCGCTTCAATTTGAGGCGGATGACGAGGCGGGCATTACGGAAATGCAGACGAGCTTTGTCTGGCATTACACGGAAGGTGCGTGTGGGCAGACTGAAGCTGCCAGGCGTGCGGGGTTTGCATTCCCAGCATCGGCTGCGACGAAGATGCTTGACGGGAAGACCTTCCCGAAGGTGACTCGCGCCGTGCGGGTCAAACAAGATGAGCTTCGCGAGAAGTATGCGGTTACGCCGCAGAAGACAGGCGCAATGCTTTGGAAGATTGCGGAGACAAGCTTTGAGAATGGTGCGTACAACGCGGCGGTGAGCGCGGTGAAAGAGCTGAACCAGCTCGCTGGGCTGACCATACACCGTAGTCAGAACCTCAACATCAACGCTGACTTGCAGAAGATGACAAAGGACGACATCAAGCAACGGTTGAATGAGCTGCTGGGCGTGGACAGCGAAATGCGGGACCGCGACCATTAACCGAGCCGGGTGGGAAGATGTGGGGGGATGAACATCGTTTTTGCCCCTCCCGCTTGGCGCCGCCCAAAAAAATGCAGAAAAAAGCAAAAACCTGCAAAAAAATATAAAAATGGAATAAAAACAACAACTTACGCGCGATATTTCGGTGCGCGCAGAGTTGTGCGTATCGCTTGGCTCTGAGCAGAGGCGATACGGTGGTCTGCCAGACAGCGCAAACTTGGGGCCAGAAGCGCGTAGGACGCCCTGTATTGCTCTGTGTCGCAAAAGCGTGTGTAAGGTAAGGAACCCTATAGGGTCGAAAAAAAGCCGTCAGATCGTAATAGAGAGCGACACCCGCACCCCCCTATATCGCGCGGCCGCATGGCGCTGTAGCTATAGCAAGGTTTGGTACATCCAACCCCCAAAAATGCGCAACGCAAATCCACGCGCCCATAGGGACCCTGCCCACCCGGTTTTTGAAGGAGACAACAAAAACATGGGTCGGGCGAGCAGGGTGATTTGGTAGGAAGGCCCGTAAGGTATCCTTTCCGCGAGTGTATTTCTAATTTTTTTTTGCTTACACTCGGCCAATGGCAGACTCACGCACCAAAGGCGCCGCGTTCGAGCGGGATATTGTGAAGCGAATCAACGCATTCGCCGCTGAACATGCGCTGGGTTTTACGTGTAAGCGCAATCTCGACCAATACCAGGCTGCCAATCTGTGTGATATTGAGATTCCTGGCTATTCTATCGAGTGTAAAGCGTACAAAAGCGGTTGGTGGTACGCTTCTGCCTGGTGGGACCAGGTCTGTGAAGCGTGCGGTGACGATATTCCAGTGTTGATTTACAAATTTAACAACAAACCGATCCGCGTTTGTGTGCCGTTGCACTCCATCAACGCAAAAATCGCGAAAAACAACGCGAGAACCGTGGTATTGACGCTTGAGGACTGGTTTTTTCTGTTGAAATCATCGTTTGATGCACCAAAAGAGGCAGCATAGTGCAAAAAACCGACGACATTGACATTTTTAGCTTTCAAGAAGGCGGCTCTGCTGCTGATAAACGTGAAAGTCGCTTCCCAGAGCTCACACCCGCGCAAACTGCCAACATTTTGGGTGCTTTTGTGGACCCCTTGGGTCTGATTGACATCACTGGCGAGTTCCCAGAGTTCCCAGCACCTGGCGTATCGATGTCGGAAATGGTCATGCAGGGGCCACGCTCTCCTAGCCTGGCTGAAAATTTGCGCGAGGGTAATTTTGGTGCCGCTGCGTTACAGAGCATGGGCGCGATCCCTGTGATTGGTGGTGCAGCTCGCACTGCACGCGGCATGATCAAGGCCGCTGACCGTTTGGCTAAGGCTGAAAAGGCGGGATTCGATACAGGCACGGTGTATTACCACGCCACCGATAAGCTGGAGTCGGGAGATGAGTTCTCACAACTCATGCCCTCAGAGAGAGGAAAGTTGGGACCGGGCATCTATGTATCACCAGACCCCAAATATACGGAGAGGTACATAAGGACGACGTACCAAACAGGCAATCCAGATAGTCCGTTATTTGGTGACAACGCTCGCATTTTGCCCGTGTTTGTACGGGGAAAGATCGGTGATATTAAGGACTACGATGTTTTTTTTAACAAGGCGCAAAAAGAGCTAGATACAAGTGAGTTAAGCTTCCCCGATGCTCGCGATCTCTTAAAAAATAAAGCGAAAGAAGACATGGCTGAAGCGGGCTTTGCGGGGTTCAAGGTCGGCGATGAACTCGTCATCTTCGATCCGAAAAATGTACGTTCTGTTAACGCCGACTTTGAGGATCTTGATTCGCCAGAGCTGCTGAAAGCCAGCGGTGGTAGTGTCCGATCGATGGCAAAAGGTGGCATCTTAGATTTGATTTTGAAAGGTGATTTCGACCCTCGCTTTGATCCTCGCGTCAGAGAGCAGGAAATGTTGAGGAATCTTGAAGCGGAAATACAGCCCAGTCTAGATACTCAACCAATGCCACCACTTGCTCTGTCGGAGTTGGAGGGCGAGGACTTTGTCACCTCAATGGCCGATCGGACCAGGGCGGGTGGTCAGGTCACCAGCATCAATCGAGTGCAGCTTGTAGATCCCATCGATTTACCTGGTGGCCAAGACTTTATGTTTAACAATCCAAGTGGTGTCTGGGCGTCCGCAGAACAACCATCGCGCCAAATTTTAGAGTTGGCGCGTGAACTCAAATCGAAATCAGGTAAAGACCCACTGTACATCCCGTGGCGCATGGCTCCTAGCGGGGGAGATTTTGCGACGACGACGGGTGAATTGATGCTCGGGTACGCCGCCGCGAATATGACCAAGGCAACAAAAAAGTCTTTGGATAAAGCGTTACGTGATTACAAAACAGTGGGTTCGATCAAAGACGGAAAACGGGTAGGAGCGGGAGTCAGTTTTGGTAAAAACTGGCCGGGCCTAGACAATCCTGAAGCCGTTCAAGCGTGGCGAAATGCACCCGACGTATTACGCAAAGAACTCATGAACATGATGGATGTCCAGTTTCGCGGAAAAGGTGGTCTTTCCATTGGTGCGGCACGCTTGATAAATGCCGATCCAAAACAACTTACCGCAAGAGATGCGGGCATCCAAAACGTCGGGCGCATTTTTGCTGACATTGATATTTTTGATTCAGCGCATCCCTCATATCCTTTTGTCGTACCTGGTGGTGGGGTCGGAGTGCTGGAAAACGCAAGCGCAGCCACGGTGTTCGACTTATTACCAGAGGCGCGTTTTGGTAAAGCTCAAAAACCAGTCAAAGACCCCGCGAACCCCACTCAGCAAGAAATACGCGCCCTCCAAATGAAGCCGTATGGCGGAACCATCACGGAAGACATTCTAAGGCGTATGGAAGCTCGCGGTGTAGATGTAAATTCCATCGTGGGTCTAACTGGTGGCGCCTTGACCTTTACGCTTTTGTCGGCAGGTTTGGTGACACCGCAAGAAGTGCAAGCGGGTGCTCTGAAAGAGTTTGCAGAGGCGATGCTGAAAGCGGACAAAATGGGTTTTCAGACAGACCAAATTCTTTATCACGGATCTACCTTCGACATAGAAAAGTTTGTGCCTAGCCTCAACTCCGATAATGATTTCGGACAAGGCACTTACTTTACTGTTTCGCCGAGTGACGCTTCGCGGAACTATGCGGGTGAAGGACCAGACTTGACGAACCGTATTGAGCTACTCGCCGAAAGCATCGAAAATAGTTTAGAAAGTGATTGGGATTTGAATCCTGAGTTTTGGGGAAAAATCAATGACCCAGAAGTGTTCGCAAAAGTGGAGAAACTCGTTGATAGATTTGAGGAAGATCGAGATCGTGATGCGCTGCGCGCAGCCTCAAAGTTAGCGGCGAAAACGATACTGAAAGGCGATAACGAGGGCGTTATTTACCCTGTCTTTGTCAACAACAAAGAATTTGCAGTCATTGGAGGAAAAAACAAAACGGTCATTGATATTGATCGAGAACAATATTACGAGACTGCTAGAGATGAAGTAGATCGCGGTGATTTTCAAAGCGATGATGATTACGAAGATGCTGTTTTTGAGTACGCACAGGAGCTCGAAAATTTTGATTACGAAAGCCCGATTGCAAAACTTGCTGAATCGCTGAGATCAGCGGGTGCAAGTGATGAAGCAACAAATATTGTAATAGACCGCGTTTTAGAAGCGGGTGAAATAGATTTTACTGATATCAATGACACCCTTCGCAAGACTTTCAGTGAAGATGTCGAAACTGGTGAAATGCTGAACAACGGCCAAATTATGCAGAACCTTTTGGTCGATATGGGTTACAAAGGCGTTGTAGATAATACAGTAGGGTCTAAATTTGCTGGGATGTCACCCGGCGGTATGCATACCGTTGTTTTTCCTGGCAATGAAAACCTTATACGCTCAATCAACGCAAGGTTTGATCCAGCAAAAGCAGACTCACCCAACATACTCGCAAGCGCGCCTCCACTCTTAGTGCCTGCGTCCGCAGGTATTGTCGGCCTGGGTGCGATGCAAGAAGCCCAAGCAGCGACCCGGCGAGCCCAAGGTGCGCCGTTTGAGGTTGCGGCAGATTTGGGTTCCGCCATAGTAGCGCCGATTGCTGGCGGCATAGCGGGCCTCGATGCGTATCGCAAAGGGTTAGTCGATCGTTTACGGGGAAGGGATATCAGCTCAGAAGAGTTGGCAGAACTCGTTCGCACTGCAAGAGAAGAAAGAGCAGCGGCGTTAGATTTTGAACCCTTCACTCCTGAAGGCAAGGAACTCAGCGAAAGAGCGCAGGCAGGTATTGCTTCGTTACTGGAGCCTGTTGTCCAAGCGGTGACACCCTTAGGTCAACAGTTTGTTGAAGAAGTGACTCGGCCAGACAACGTCACACCGCTTGGCTTGCTGTACCAAGGCGGAAAGTATGTCTACGAAGATATTTTTGGCGATGCAGAACGTGAAGCGGCAAAAAGTCTTATGGATGTGGCTTTGTAACATCGCCAGAAGCTGGCGGCCGTTTTTCTAACCCACGCTCTTCTTTCCACACCCGAATGATGTAGTTGGCTTCTGGCCCCGCGTCGTGTTCCCGCGTTAGTGCCTTGCGTAAGACTTTTTTGCCTCGCGTTGAGGAGGGATCGTGCGGCATACGCCCCGCGACAAAATCTAATGTATCGAAATAGCGATTCATAACTTCTCCACCCAATGCTCGAGCTCACCTGCCTCAAATTTTTCAAACGCTTGGTTCACCAGCTCAGGTTTACCCAAGCGCTCTGCTTCTGCTCGCAGGTCAGCGCGTTGCTGTTTGCCACGCCGCCAAGCCCGGTGGTCATCGCTGTAAACGAAATACCAATCATGCTCAAGTAACATTTGTTTGAACTTATCCATCAGCGGCCACCTCAAACTCGCTGAGTTTTATCTCAATCGAGGTCCACAAGGATTTCAACCTGGCTTCTTGATCTGGGCTAGAGTTTTCATGTCGAAAACAGGTGCTCTCAATGCCGTTAACGCGCGGATCATCAGAGCTCATCCGTATGAGGGTGTTGAGCAGCTCCAACTCCTCGTTGGTAAACTGCACGTACTGTGTGCTAAGTAGTGTCATTTTTTTCTCCCAAATAAAATCGACCGTCGCACACTGTGCGTGTCATTGTCAACACTTTTGCACAAAAACATTTTTGTATAAATATGTTGTACATCGACACGGCACATGGCAGACTGTGAATTGTTCCATGTGGAACAGCAATTGATAAGGAGGTGACATGGCACAACGACCCGATCTTGAGATGATCCGACGCTACGTCAAGCTGTCAAAGGCTTGGGGCTTCGCGGACGAAGAATACGTCAAATGGGCAATGACCTTGCCGTTCTTTTACATGGCGGACAAAAAGCTCGCAGATCAACCTTATGCTGACTCTGATTTTTCTGATCAGGATCAACTAAGGACTGAGCACGTTTACGATGATTACGTCATGGCTCACACATACGACGCTGATTTTTATGAAAACAGCAAATTCGTCGAAGGTGTTGACAAGGCTTATCCTTCAAAAACTGAGCAGTGGGGCATCATCAGAAAAGTGCCAAAAACCAAAGACGAAGATTTATTTTTGTGCCATGTTTGGACAAAACGACACCCCCCAGAGTCTTTTCGAACAGAGCTGTCTGAAATGGTTGGAGGCGATGGCTCTTATGAGTTTTTTGCTGAGTGCTTTGTCCGCACTAGGGATGGAGCGGTGAATTTAGACATAAGTATCAAACCCACGCCTTTATATAAGGAGGTTGCGAGCCGCAAATGTTTTGACCTCAATATAATGGATGAGGGCTTGAAGCAGGCACAGTCGTTTTTCTTGGGCGCTCATTTTTTGATGCTTTATTTGAAACACGGACCCAAACACCTCGTTGAGGTCACGCCTACGAAGAAACCCAAGACGTCACCTGCGCTTCAAAAGAACAGGCCATGGGTGGGCGCTACTGGCCCACGAATTTTGTTGTTGGACCGTATGCCCACGACCCAAAGCGAAAGCATTGGCACTCACGCATCACCCAAGCCACACCGACGTCGAGGCCACTGGAAGACCCTGAGTCACCCACGCTTCCGGCACCACCCGCAATACGGCAAGAAAATTTACGTGAAGCCTAGCTTTGTAGGGCCTCGCCAAGCCACGTATGAAGGCAACATTTATCGGCTCGTTGAGCCATTAGACCCGTTGGTCGCAATTTAGGAAGGAGAAGCTTATGACACTTTTAACAGAACGCATTCAACTCACATCGCAAGAGATTCAAGTTCTTGCTGACGGTCTTGACGGCATCCTTTGGGGTGGAAACATCAAACACGCAAAGAGCGCTGCTGAAAAGCTGTTTAGGCAGGCAGAGCGGTTTGAGCCAGCCCTTACTGAGCATCTTATTGAAAGTTTCCCACAGACCGCGTGGTTGGCTGGCAAGAAGGAGGGAGAATGAAGGTCGAACTGACTATGGACCAAGCCGACGTGCTGCTCAACCAAGTGGCCGACTGGAAGCACAAAGTGGTTGAGGGCAGTGACCTTCAGCGACAGCTTGAGGAAATCGAAAAGGTTTTGGTTTTGGCTATTTTGCAAAAAGAAGGAGGCATCAACTATGGATAAAGCGCAACAGAAAAAGCGGTTTTATAATCGTGTGCGTCGCACTTGTCTGAAGCACAACATTGATATTGTTTACGATGGTGTGCCAAAGGCCGTGTATGGCGTGGAGCTGGTAAAGGATGGTGTGGTGATGTTTGCCGACCGCACAAACGACAACATGCCACTTGATATCAACTGGCAACGACTGCATGAAGAGATGACCGACTACGGTTACAAAGGTGGTGTGAAATGAGCGGGCCGTATAAGCAAATCAACAACATCTACGGCTACATTCGGGTGTCCACGGATGAGCAAGTCAAGTCGGGCATTTCGCTCGAAACCCAGATGCAACAGATCAGCGAGTTTGTGCGCGAGAAGTATAATCGCGAGGTCACGCAGTTTTTTGCTGATGAAGGCATCAGTGGTACGCATGCGGTTTTAGATCGCCCTGCCAGCCGTGAAATGACTGACATCATTGATGAACACGATGTCGTTGTTTGTACCAGGCTCGATCGATTAAGCCGATCAAGTTCTGATTTACTATCGCTTATCCCTCAACTGCAAGAGATTGGCATCACCCTGTTTTTCTGTGAGCAGTTCGGTGAAATGCCGATTGTTTACCCTGACGCAGTCAAAACAAAGGGCTTGGATGCAAAGTTTGACATGAATCACATGGCAAATCAGATCATGTTGATGGTGCTTTCTGCCGTCGCAGAGATTGAACATGCGACGATCAAAGACCGTTTCTCAGCGGGCAAACTAGACTGGGCGTCACGCGGGTATGCGATCGGTGGATCGGCGCCTTACGGGTTTCGCCATGTGGAGGTCAAGACAGGAAGCAAAACCCGCAAGCTTTTGGAAGAGGTGCCAGAGGAGCAAGCCGTCTTGAAAACCATCTACCGTCTGCACAAGCGTGGCTTGGGTCCACGTAAGATAGCAACCCAGGTCAATAGCTTGCACGACATCCCACCGCTGACACATTCAAAAGTCCAGCGCATTCTCAACCGCAAGTTTCAGGGTTTGCCAAAGGCGGCGTAGGGTCTATGATGGTGGCTCCAAGGGGGCCACCTATGACACCAGAAGAGCACATTGCTGAAACGATCAAAATCCTCGAGGATTCCCTCGCTACTGATTTTTTGACTGATTCGGTGCGCGATATCATGACGCGCGCTGTCGAACATCTGAAAGCCGCACAAGGTAGCTGATGTCGGATCAGACGCTGACAGGGTGGGGTCGCGGCACCTGGGGTGAGGCGGCTTGGGGTACACCCTTACCTGTAGAGCCCACAGGTCTTGCCGCGACGCTGAGTGTCGGCTCTGTTTCGGTCGTTGCAAAAGCTAACGTCGTGCCCACGGGCCAAGCGGTCAGTGCGGGTGTCGGTGCGGTCACACTCAACGCAAAAGCGAATGTCACGCCCACGGGTGTCGGCGCCACCAGTAGTGTTGGCAGTGTTACCACAAACGCGGCAGCCAATGTCTCTGTGACCGGGCAAGGAGTGACGGCAAGTCAAGGCGCGCTGACGATATCTGCAAAAGCCAACGTGGTTCCCACAGGCCAATCCGCAACGGCATCCCCAGGTGCGATTCAAATCGTCGCCAAAGCCATCACACAAATTACAGCGGGTGTCGGCGCAACCGCAGGCGTCGGGGCGGTCACGACCGTTGCAAAAGCTACAGTATCGCCCACAGGTGTGGGTACGACGGCTGGCATCGGATCTCTGACGATAAATGCCAAAGCCGCGGTCGATCTCGGTGGGCAACAAGTGACCAGTGCTGTGGGTGATATAGAGACAGTCGCCAAAGCGCTGATTCAGATTACAGGCGAGGGGATCACGACTAACATAGGAAATATGCTAGTTTATGGTGAGATAGACACCTCTCAATCGCCAAACTACACTACGATTGATGATAGCCAGACTGCAAATTACACCGCAGTCAGCACAAGTCAAACGCCCAACTATGAGGAATTAGATGCCGGGCGTTCAGCAGCATAGCAGCGAGGTTAAGGCATGGCAGTTTACACAAACGATTTACGACTAACAGAACTCGCCACGGGGGAAGGCTCAGGCACCTGGGGCACGACTACGAATACCAACTTGTCGCTAATTGCAGACTCATTTGGATTCGGTACAGAGGCGATTACCACAAATGCCGATACGCACACCACCACGATAGCAGACGGCAGCGCCGATGCAGGTCGAGCGATCTTTTTGAAGTACACAGGCACCCTGGACTCTACCTGCACGATTACCATCGGCCCAAATACCGTATCGAAACTGTGGTTCATTGAAAACGCAACGAGCGGTTCTCAAAGCATCATCATCAAGCAGGGCTCAGGTTCGACCGTTACGATTGCAAATGGTCAAACCAAAGCCATTTATTCAGACGGCGCTGGCTCTGGCGGTGCGATGATCGATGCGTTTACTGATCTGTCTGTCCCGTCACTCTTTGTTTCTGGAGATTTAGACGTAGATGGCACGACTAACCTTGATGTCGTGGATATTGACGGTGCTGTCGATATGGCAAGCACTTTGGCGGTTGGTGGCGTAGTTACTGCCAACGCTGGCGTAGTTGTAGACAACATCACGATTGATGGCACTGAAATTGATTTGTCCTCTGGCGATCTCACTTTAGACGTTGCAGGTGACATCACTTTCGATGCAGGAGGTGGTGATTTTATTTTTTCTGATGATGGAACTGAAATTGGAAGACTTTCAAATGTAAGTGCAGGTTTTTCACTTAAATCTTCAGTGTCAAACAAAGATTTAACCTTCGTAGGGAACGATGCAGGAAGTGATGTCACAGCCCTTACCCTCGACATGTCAGCGGCGGGGATCGCTACATTCAACTCTGGTATCAACATAGGAAATAGAGGTTCTGCTTCTGATCCTACCCTACAGTCTGCTATTGACCCCGATACAGGTGTGTTTTGGGGTGGGGGTGACATACTGGGCTTCAGCACAGGCGGTTCTTCACGATTGCAAATCGCCGCAGACGGTGGCATATCCACTCCGACAGCAGGAACATCTAACGTAAGATTAGGCGTAAACGCTGGCGACAGCATCACATCTGGCGGTAATTACAACGTCCTTGTGGGTGATGAAGCGGGTACGGCATTGACTACGGGTGATAACAACGTAGCCATCGGTTTTGAGGCGTTAAAAACTGAAGATGGTCATGGCAATAATGTAGCTGTTGGTTATCAATCTCTTAAAACTCTAAATGCTGGTTCTGATGCTTTTAACGTCGCAGTAGGGTGGACATCAGGCACATCACTCACGACAGGCAATAAAAATGTTTTAGCTGGGGGTGCTTCTGGTTCTTCTCTCACTGAGGGTGTTGAAAATACTGCGATGGGAACCAGTGCTTTAGCGGCGGATACTTTAGGAAAATACAGTGTAGCAATCGGGCGATCGGCACTTGCCTCACAAAACTTTACATCAGATACAGCATCTAACAACGTAGCAGTCGGTTATAAAGCAGGCACAGCAGTCACTACGGGAGTTAACAACACCCTTCTTGGTGCTCTCGCAGGCGATGCCCTCACAGACGCTGATTTTAACGTAGCGATAGGAACATCTGCTTTATCTGCTGACACACTTGGCAGTAGAAGCACCGCAATAGGACGAAATGCTTTAGCGGCTCAAAATTTTACATCTGCAACAAACACAGACAATGTTGCGATAGGATATAACGCAGGTTTGTCTGTTACTACTGGAACTCAGAATACCTTAGTTGGAAGTCTTGCGGGTGACGCATTGACTACAGGCAATACCAACGTCGCCGTGGGAAGTTCTGCTCTTTCTGCGGAAATACAAGGCGATAGAAATGTTGCGGTGGGTTATGCGGCCCTTTCATTACAGTCCAATGCAAGTGATACAGATGTTTACAACACGGCAGTGGGTTATTTTGCTGGAGGTGTAATTACTAGCGGAACTCGCAACACCTTGGTGGGTGGTCTGACGGGAGACGGACTTACGACCGGGATAAGAAATACAGCATTGGGTGCTTTGGCGCTATCGAATGAAACGGCAGGTAATTATTCGACTGCTGTCGGTTATCAAGCACTTGCAGTTCAAAACAACACTTCATCTACGAGTGTTTACAACACTGCGATGGGGTATCAAGCGGGTTATTTAATAACTACCGGAGTTCAGAACACCCTGATAGGTGGCCTTGCGGGTGATGCGCTAACAGATGCTGATTTTAATGTAGCCATTGGGACATCCGCACTGAGTGCTGAAACTTTGGGCCATCGTTCGGTTGCAGTTGGAACATATGCACTTATAGCACAAAACAACACTTCATCTACGAATGTTTACAACACGGCAGTGGGTCATGCGGCAGGAACGTCAGTGACTACGGGCCAGCAAAACACTCTACTTGGCGGGTTAGCAGGAGACGCACTTACTGACGCTGATTTTAATGTCGCAGTAGGAACAGGGGCTTTAAGCGGCGAAACTTTAGGTAGTAAATCTACAGCGCTTGGTTCGTATTCGTTATTTAATCAAAACAATACTTCTGCGGCAGATATATTCAATACAGCAGTAGGCTATGAGTCAGGCAAGTCAATCACTACGGGACTTGGAAATACTATTGTGGGCGCTCTTGCAGGTGATGCCCTCACTGACGCAGATAGCAACGTGGCGTTGGGCTACCTTGCTTTATCAGCAGATACGCAAGGCAGTAAATCAACTGCAATAGGACGGTCTGCACTAACAAATCAAAACTTCACGTCGGCCACAGATTCTCACAACACCGCAGTGGGACATAAGGCAGGCCAAAATGTCACTACGGGAACCAACAACACCCTGATCGGAAGTTTGGCAGGAGATGCAATAACAACAGCGACAGGCTCTACTGCTGTGGGTCTTAACGCTTTAACTACCTTAGTGACTGGCAACTCTAACACCGCCATAGGTTATAACGCTGGTAAAAACTTCAACGGCGTAGGAAGCAACACGGTCGTAGGAGCGGATGCGTTAGATGGAGCTTGTGGTCAGCACAATACCGTAGTTGGCGCAAGTGCTTTGGGATCTGTAAATAGCACTGATGCCACGGGTAATACTGCTGTAGGTCGGGCGGCTGGATTCGATATTACGAGCGGGGCAAATAATATAGCTCTGGGAGAAGATGCTCTTAGAACCGGAAGCCCTGGCGGTTCGCAAGGAGCAGGAGACAACAAAATAGGCTTGGGTGATGAAAATATCACCAGCTTCCATTGCCAAGTTGCCTTGACCGTAGCATCAGACCAACGAGACAAAACAGATTTTGTTGATTTAGACCTTGGACTGGACTTCGTAAAAGCCTTAGAGCCTGTCACCTATTACTGGGATAAGCGTAGTAAGTACGGCGATAAATATGCTGAAGACTATGACCTTAACGCCCAAGTTCCTGATGGCACTCACAAAGAAGATTGGATGGATGTGGGCTTCAAAGCACAGTCCGTTTTAGCTTTGGAAGAAGCCGCTGGGCATACAATATCTGACAAGAAAAACCTTACAGTGTCGCTGTCTGAAGATGGCAAGCAGTATGGTTTGCAGTATGAAAAGTTTGTACCAATCCTTGTGAAAGCCATTCAAGAGCAACAAGCCTTGATCGAATCACTAACCGCACGAATCGCAACCTTAGAGGGATAAATTATGAGTGAAGATGCAATAGAAAACCCACCAAGAACCGACGAAGAGAAGGCACAGATGTACTCAGCGATGCTGGGTAGTGTCAGTGTGATTACAAACGCCTTAGATTCTGAAAACGACTTTTGTTCTGACATGACAGCAGAAGAAGTCAAAGAGCGCGTCATGCGTAGTTGTGGCTATCTTGAGCACGGCAAAGCGTTGACGGACTGGGGGAGTGAAGACTTCTCAACCGTAGATTCTGCTATTGCCGCTGCAAAGGCGTATACGCCATGATCGGTCTGTTAATGGACGTTGCCAATATCGCAACCTCAGTCATTGCGGTGTGCTCGTTAATCGCCGCTGTCACACCCACACCAAAAGATGACGTGTGGATCGGGAAAGCGTACAAGTTCCTTGAGGTCTTAGCGCTTAACATAGGAAAAGCTAAACAGTAAGGAGAAGACGACGATGGGAAAAAATGAAAAGACCCCCATTACAGTTGAAGATCAAGAATACTTTGTTGAAGATTTAAATGAACAACAGCAGTTGATGGTGAATCACATCACTGATCTTGATCGAAAGATATCAAATGCGCGATTCAATCTCGATCAGCTTGCGTTTGGGCGAGAGGCGTTTGTGAATGCCCTGGCGCAGTCACTGAAGCAAGTCGAGTCTGACGCAGAGACTGTCACCGAAAGCGCAGCGTTGCAATGAAACAGCTCATATTCGTTTTTGGATTGCTGTCAATAGCAATGACCTCTCACGCGCAAGAAGAGCCGATTGTGACCGAGTCAACCACAACAAGTACAGTCACAACTACCGGGACGATGGAGACAACCGTAAAATCGCCTCCACCTTCGGCTATCTCTCCTCAAATTATTTCGAACGGGAACTCAGACCTTTGCACTTTTGGTGTCGCAGGTGCTGTTCAGACTCAAATTTTGGGTATCTCTATGGGCACCACCGTCAGAGACGAAAATTGTGAAAAGTTGAAAAACGCAAAAACCCTCTATGATATGGGAATGAAAGTTGCTGCTGTATCTGTCATGTGCCAAGACCAACGAGTGTTTCAGGCCATGATGGACGCAGGCACACCTTGTCCCTTCGATGGTTTGATCGGCGATGAGGCAAAACGCGCTTGGGAGGCTGAACAATTAGCGATGGACGTTGGGACATCGGATAGTTTTGAAGCGGAAGAAAAAGGGAATACTTTAAATGAAAAACGTGTGCAAGGTGCTGGTGCTGTCGCTGGCGTGCTCGGCCTCTTACTCCTACTCTGAGACTATCTACGGGGTGACAACGAACGCCGCCGCCAATGGCTTCAATTGGTCGATGGCTAACGTCTTGCCTCAACAGGCAGGGCTGCAAGTCAACAATGTCATCTACCAGTACACGGCGATCAAAGATCCTGCCGCTGACATGCTGGTGCATGTGCAAAATGAAAATGCACAAGGAGATGGTTACATATTCCGTGAGACAGACGATTGGTCAGGTTTGCCGGGCAACCGAATCAACAAGATTGTAGCGGTCAATGATGTACCGATTGGGTTTTGGGGAAGAGGCTCGATCGAGATTGAAGGCACAGGGTCTGTCGCAGACCCCAATGTCATCTACACGTACAAATATGACCCGTGCTATGACCCGCAAAGTAACCCCTCTTGTCCTGGCTATTTGCCGCCTATCCCACCTCCTCCAGAACCGAATCTGGACTCCTATAATGCACTGAGTGATGAAGCCGTGCTGGAAGCTACGAAAGAAACAGACCCCGAGTTGTTTGATCGCGACGGCAAAAACCGCAGACAAAACCAGGAAGAACCTGATGATCGTTTAGAAAAAGGCTTGGCGGCAACGGAGAACGCCTTAGACATTGCAAGCGAGGTGTCGCAGGACTTCATGATGGCCTCTATAGCAAATCAAGTTCGCTTTGATCCGTACTACCAAAAACAAATAGATGGCGGCGTGTATGTCGAAACGGTGTCGTTGCCGAGCAAAGACATACCCGACAATAAACGGGGTTTGCGAAACAACCTGGCACAACAGGTGCTGCACGAAAAAATGATTCAACTCCAGTATGAGTAAGGAATGAGTAATGAAGAAACTAGCAGTTACAACACTTACGATTTTAGCACTGCCAGCTCTCGCGGAAGAGGCAGTGATCACTGGGACTATTGAATCGAAGTGCGTGATCAACACAGATGTCAACGGCGTCTACGGCAACCCAGTGGCGGGGACGTTAAGCACCTTACCCGCCGACGGCGGTGTCCTACCGATTATTCGTTATGACATTGCGTTAGGTAATGCATACACCGCGAGAATCACGGCCCCCAGCAGTTTCAGCACGGCGCCTAGTTTGAATGATGTCGTGGATTGGAGTGGGGAAGTTGAGGTCAATGAGGTTTCTGATACCGCTATGTCTGACTACGAAACAAGTAAAGTGGAGTACGACTATACGACAGAATTCGATATGCACACTGCGGGCACCACTTGGTTCAAGGTGACAAGCAAGGCTGAGTACGGGTATGGAAAACCTTATCCCGCAGGTACTTACCGCGCGATTGTCATGGCGGAGTGCATCGCAAACTAATGAAAGTCTTGTTAGCGACATGTGCGTTTTTGTTGGCCTCTATTGCCCAAGCGCATCAAATGCTGCCTGCGTATCCACGGTTTCAACCCTCGTATATTGAAGATGTGTTGCAGGTGCAGATGCGCATGTTCAATAAACGGCAAGATGTCGAATATTACGAAGTGGGTGTTTTCGATGCTGATTGGAGGCCAGTGCCGTTTGTAACGGGTTATCGCATATTGAAAGTTGAGTATCTGTCGCACGTCACGTTTGACGTTTACATAAACGCGCAAGACGCAGACAGGGCGACTTATGTATGTTCGCAGTCCAAGCTTAGACGCGAACAAACGGACGGCACCATCATTGCTTCGCGCATCTGCTCCAAATTTAAGGAGCCGCTGCTATGAAAAGATTAATCTGGATACTGCCTTTTTTCTGCATGAGCGCTGTTGCACAAAACAACTCTTTGAATTTACAGCTACCGAGTGGCCCAACAAGTTATCAATCGGACAAGTTTAGAGCAGGCGATCTTGATTGCTCCAACGCCATTGGTGGCGGAACGAACATAGAATTTGGGGTCACAGGGATCATCAACGACGTTGACGATCCTTTCGATGGTTACAACCCGCTCAGTCAGCAACGAAAAGATATCGGCGTCTATGCACGTATTGTCATACCTTTAGATGGTCCAGAAGAGCGAATTAATTGCAATGCCTTGTATAAATTAGAGCTTGAAAAAAAAGAACTTGAAGTGTTGAAGTTGCGACGAGAAGTAGAAAACCTTCGACGAATAGCTCTTAACGATGATGCGGAGTTTGAAAATTGAGCGAGGACATTGATGACCAGATAAAAATGGTCACAGGTCATGTGTCTCGTATGTCCTGGGGAGCGCGCATTGCTGCACTGGGCGTGGTTAGCAGTTTGTGTGGTGCGTTGTATGGCGGTTTTTTGATGTATCAAAAGGTTGAAGAAATTGCCAATTTAGACCTTGGCGCCTACCAGCAGCAGATGGAAGTGATGGATACTAAGGTTACTGAAGCGGTTGAGTACAGCCGGGACATTAAGAATGGATTACGAGATGATATACTTCGCATAGAGCAACAGGCTGATCGCACAGAGGATTTGGTGCGAAGCACCACGCGCGACTTACGAGATGCGATGGACAATGTGGAATCGGAAGTGCGTGAGGTAATCGATGCGGCAGAGGATCGGTTTGAGACACGGCGGGATCAGTTGAGAACATCACAAGACCAAGACATCAAAGAGTTGGAAGCGAGGCTTGAAGCAATGGTGCAAAGGGCGCTCGATAACCCATTAGCGGATCAATAATGGATACAGCAGCAGAAGCATTAAAGCGTATCGAAATTCATGAAGCTGAATGCAAGCTCATGCGTGAAATGATCGAAAGACGATTGGATCAAGGCCAAGCGCGGTTCAATAGAGTCGAACGAATGCTTTTCGCTATGTATCCGTTCATCATAGCCTGTCTCGGAGCAGTGGAGTATTTACGATGAAGTTCGATGCAATCAAGGGTTTGCTCGCTGACTACGCCCCCACAATCGCGGCTGGGCTCGGTGGTCCTGTGGCTGGCGCCGCTGCAAGCATGTTGGCTAATGTGCTTGGATGCGAGCCTACACCACAGAAAATAGAAAAAGCTTTACAGCAGGCTACTCCTGAGCAGCTCGCTGAAATAAAGAAGGCCGAACTCGACTTTGAGGTGAAGATGGCCGAAATAGACCTTGATGTGTTTTCTTTAGAAACCAAGGATATACAACATGCAAGAGAATCTTTCAAAGAAGATTGGACAGCCCGCGCGATTGCGCTTTTATCTATCGTGCTTTTTGGCGGCTATGTTTTGCTTGTCACTATCCAACCTGCTGATGACAACGACCTCAATGTCGTTAATCTTGTGCTGGGCTATCTCGGGGGTATCGTGTCTAGCGTGGTGAGCTTCTATTTCGGTGCGAGTAAGTCGGGGTCCAAATGAGCAAACTATCTGATCAGTTACGCATACATGAGGGTGTACGTAGTCATGCCTACAAATGCAGTGCAAATATGATAACTGTAGGTGTTGGTCGAAACATAGATGAGAACGGTGGCTTGGGGCTTTCTGACGACGAAATTGACTACCTTTTGGAAAACGACATCAGACGCTGTAAGCAAGAGCTCATCACGTTGCCTTGGTTCAGCCAAATCGATTCGGTGCGACAAGACGCCCTAATCAATATGTGTTTCAACCTGGGCATGACCCGGCTGCTCGGATTCAAAAATGCGCTGACTGCCATGTCGGTGGGCGACTACGATACCGCTGCCGATGAGTTCATGGATTCGCGATGGGCAAAGCAGGTTGGATACCGGGCAGAAGAAGTCTGCACGATGATCAGAACAGGAAACTATCCCGAATCATAATCTAATGAACGATCTGCGCCTCAAAGACTTTGAGATCCTCAGCGAACAGGACCAAAATGAGGCGCTTGCACTTTTGTCTCGCTTTGACCAAATGGAAAAGCAAGAGAAGTGCCAGGGAGACTTCATCGAGTTTGTGAAACACATGTGGCCCGAGTGTATTCTCGGCAGACACCACAAAATAATCGGCGATAAATTCAACAAGATAGCCCAAGGCAAGCTCAAGCGACTCATAGTTTGCCTCCCGCCGCGACACTCCAAATCAGAGTTTGCTTCCACCTATTTCCCTGCTTGGATGATGGGTTTGAAGGGTGACCTGAAAATTATCCAAACCACACACACAGCGGAGCTTGCAGTGCGGTTTGGACGTAAAGTCCGAAATATCATCGACTCTGACGATTACTCGCAAGTGTTTCCAGACCTAAAACTTGAGGCTGATAACAAGTCGGCGGGCCGATGGACAACAAATCAAGACGGTGAAAGTTTTTATGCGGGCGTGGGTGGTGCAATCACGGGTCGAGGTGCTGATCTTTTGATCATTGACGATCCTCACTCAGAGCAAGACGCATTGTCACCGACTGCGATGGAGTCCGCTTATGAGTGGTACACATCAGGACCACGCCAGCGTTTGCAGCCAGGCGGCATCATTATCATTGTAATGACGCGATGGAGCACAAAAGACCTAGTTGGCAAAGTCTTAAAAAAACAAGGCGACGATCACGCTGACCAATGGGAGGTCATTGAGTTCCCAGCAATCATGCCTGAGTCAGACACACCACTATGGCCTGAGTTTTGGAAAAAAGATGAGCTGCTGTCGGTTAAAGCTTCACTTCCAGTCAATAAGTGGAACTCGCAATGGATGCAAAATCCTACGGCTGAGGCGGGCTCTATCGTTAAGCGCGAGTGGTGGCGGCGTTGGGAGCCTGATTATGTACCCGGCTACGACTACGTTATTCAAAGCTACGATACGGCGTTCAGTAAAAAAGAGACCGCTGATTACTCGGCTATCACGACGTGGGCTATTTTTCATTCGCCTGACGAGGACGTCGAATCAATCATCTTACTAGACGCAAAACGAGTACGAATGGATTTTCCAGAACTCAAGCGATTGGCTTATGATGAATACAAATATTGGGAGCCCGATTGTATCTTGATTGAAGCAAAAGCCAGCGGCACGCCTTTGACGCAAGAGTTGAGGCGCATGGGTATACCCGTCACAAGCTATACACCTTCGCGTGGGCAAGATAAGATCGCCAGAATGAACTCTGTTGCTCCGATTTTTGAGAGCGGCATGGTCTGGGCACCCGATGAAAGTTTTGCTGATGAGGTAATTGAAGAGATGGCAAGCTTTCCGTTCGGCGATAATGACGATTACTGCGACAGTGCTACTATGGCTTTGATGCGGTTCCGCCAAGGTGGGTTTTTGGCTTTACAGGACGATTACCCTGAGGAAGTGCAGCTACTGCGCGCGAATAGACAGGTGTATTACTGATGGCGATTGAGAAAAAAGGTTTAGGCACTGAGACAGATCCCGATGTGATGCCGATGGGCAGCGCGATGGAAATAGAGCCTGAAATGACTCGGGCCGATGAAATACGCAACGCCGCAGAAATACTGATCTCAGAAGAAAGCATACTCATCGATGATGAGATAGACGCCGCAGACGAGCCTATCGCCACAGATTTCAACGCCAATCTGGTTGAATTCATCTCCCCATCGGATCTGTCTAAGCTTGCTGATGACGTCTTGTCGTCGATCAAATCAGACAAGGAAAGTCGTAGCGAGTGGGAGAAGACTTATACAGACGGCCTCAAATATCTGGGCATGAAGTTCGATGATTCACGGAGCCAACCCTTTGAAGGCTCAACCGGGGTTATCCACCCCATCTTGGCAGAGTCAGTCACGCAGTTTCAGGCCCAAGCGTACAAAGAATTGTTGCCCGCCAAAGGCCCAGTCAAAACAGAGGTGGTAGGCGTCCGCACGCCAGAAGTCGAAATGCAGGCAGTTCGTGTGCAAGAATTCATGAACTACTACATCATGAATGTGATGCAAGAGTACGATCCAGAACTCGATATGCTCTTGTTTTACCTGCCGTTGGCAGGATCTGCGTTCAAAAAAGTCTATTACGACACTAGCATGAATAAAGCGGCGAGCAAATTCATCGAGCCGCAAGACTTGATTGTGCCCTACGAGGCCGCTGACTTATTTACGGCAGAGCGTGTGACACATGTTTTGAACATGAGCCGCAACGAGATCAAGAAGCAACAACTCAACGGTTTCTATGCGGACGTTGAGCTTAAGGGTGGCTCAATCAACTACATGCGCAGTGAAGTCGAAGAAGAGATCGACGAGATAGAGGGCATGGAGCCGTCGTACCAAGAAAACAGAGATTATGTCGTTTTTGAGACACACACGATTTTGGATATTCCAGGCTTTGAGGACTTGGGAGCAGATGGTGAGCCAACGGGTCTCAAGCTGCCTTACATCGTCACCATCGATGAGCAGTCACAAAAAGTGTTGTCGATACGACGTAACTATCTTGAGCAAGACCCGCGCAAAATGAAGATCAACTATTTTGTGCAGTACAAGTTTTTGCCGGGGCTAGGCTTCTACGGACTTGGCCTCAGCCACATGATCGGCGGGATAAGCAAATCAGCGACTTCGATACTCCGACAACTCATCGACGCGGGCACGCTGGCAAACTTGCCCGCGGGTTTCAAAGCCCGGGGTATGCGCATCCGTGACGAGGACAACCCGCTGCAACCTGGTGAGTTCCGTGATATTGATACCACGGGCGCCTCACTGCGAGAAAACCTAATACCACTGCCAATCAAAGAACCCAGCAACGTATTGATGAGTCTGCTCGGGCTTTTGGTCGAGTCAGGCAAACGGTTTGCCAGTATTGCTGATATGAACGTGGGCGACATGAATCAAGCCATGCCCGTCGGTACAACAGTCGCTTTGCTGGAGCGTGGCACCAAAGTCATGTCTGCAATTCATAAGCGGCTGCACTACAGTCAGAAGCTTGAGTTCCAGCTTCTAGCAAAAGTTTTTGCAGAGTATCTGCCACAGAGCTACCCATTTGTTTCACGCAATGGCCCACAAGAAATTATGGGTCAAGACTTCGATGGCCGCGTGGACGTCATCCCCGTATCAGACCCCAATATTTTTTCCCAGTCTCAGCGCATTACGATGGCGCAAGAGCTGTTGCAAATGGTGCAATCTAATCCAGAAATACACGGTCCCCAGGGTATTTACGAAGCCTATCGGCGCATGTATTCGGCGCTGGGTGTAGATGATGTGGATAGTTTGATTCAGCCGCCACCTCCGCCACCGATGCCTCAGCCTATCGATGCAGGGATCGAAAACAACGGCTTTTTGATGGGCCAGCCCGCCCAGGCGTTTGAGCAACAAAATCATCAAGCACACATTGACGCTCACCGTTCTTTATTTTTGACCGATGTGGTGAAACAGAATCCTGCGCTACAGGGCATGATTATTGGTCATATGATGCAACATTTGCAGTTTATGGCAGGTCAGATGGTGCAAGACCAAATACCTCCCGAGCTGAATCAACAGATTGAACAGTTGCAAGCGGCGGGGCAAGCGGGACAGATATCGCCTGATCAAATGCAAATGCAGATGAGTCAGATTCAAATGCAGGTCGAACAATTCTCAGCGCCGCTTTTGGCGCAGTTGACGCAAGAGTTGCTTGAGTCAATTGGGCAAGGTGACGAGACAGATCCGCTAGTGCAAATACGACAGCAGGAGCTTGCGTTGCGCGAAAAGGCAATCGACTCAGATAACGACCAGTTTGCAGCAAAACAAGCAGCGCGAGCACAAGAAAAGCTGCTTGAGAGTGAGATTGCAAAGCAACGGATCGACACACAAAAAGAGGTTGCGGACGACAAATTAGATGTCGCCTTGCGACGCTTGGAACAACAAGCAGAATTGAAACTGCTTGATATGCAGAACAGGGGAAGATAGCTATGGCAGGTAAATTTATTTCATCCAACTCGACGGTGCGAGCAAAAGTGGCCGCGCTACAAGAAGAAAAACGACTGGTGCGCGATGTAGAAGCGAAGACGGCAGAGATCGCCGCTATAGAAAAAGCGAGAAAAAAAGAGGCAAGCGATCATCGCATTGCCACAAAAATGGCTAGGATACACGGCCATGAACCGCCACCGCCTATCGTATCAACGCCTGCGGAGGTAGAAGTAGTAGCGCCTCCCGCCGTCGAGCCTGAAGTTGCACCAGAGCCCGCGCCGAAAAAAGCGCCCGCAAAAAAAGCACCTGCAAAGAAGGCGGCGGCAAAAAAGGCGGCGGCAAAAAAGGTTGCACCCAAAAAATCATCACGCAAAAAAGGATAAACCATGAAAGATATGACTCGGATTGAAAAAGTAGAAACGCCTACAAAAAAGATGAAGACTACGCCCACCATGCCTGACCCCGTGCGGCGCACGGTCGGTGGACCTTATCGTGTAATCAAAGCGCGCGGTTACGGTGCAGCAACACGCGGTTACGACTTTCATGAGCGCGACTAGTGGACGATATTGACCTGGGTTCACGCCTAAAACGCATTTTGTCAGAGCGACGAGAGTTGATTCGCGAGGTGCTGATGGACGGTATGCTAAAAGATATAGAACACTATAAATCTTTGCAGGGAGAGCTGGTTATTATAAACTTGGTTGAAGACACGATTCGAGAGTATTACAAGGATGTCTGAGATGACAGAATCAACCATAGCCTCCGCTTACGTCCCTGCCAGTGAGATGGTGCTCAACCCCGATTTGCTTGAAAAAAGTGCGCTGGAGCGTTTACCGCAGCCTACAGGCTGGCGGATGCTCGTTATGCCTTGGAAAGGCAAAGCAATGACGGAGGGGGGTATTCATCTTTTGAAAGAAACCGTGGATCGGGAGGCGCTTGCCACCGTCGTCGCGCTTGTTCTGAAGATGGGGCCGCTTTGCTACGGCGACACTGAAAAGTTTGGGGACACTCCCTGGGTATCGGAGAATCAATGGGTGCTCATCGGCCGTTATGCTGGCGCGCGTTTTAAATTAGAAGACGGCGAAGAGGTTCGTATCATCAACGATGACGAGGTCATCGGCACCATTCTACATCCCGCAGACATAGTGAGTTTCAAATGATTGAGAATCAAGCAGCAGAGCAACAAGACGTTATCGAAGAGCAATTACAAATAGAGGTAACTGAAGACCCGGTTGAATCCCCAACATCAGACAGTGGGGACGATGAGCTCGAAACGTATACCAAATCGGTCTCAAAGCGCATCAACAAGCTTAATGCAAAAGCACGCGAGGCCGAACAGCGCGCTCAACAACTCGAACAAATTGCTTTGCAAAAAGAGGCGGAGTTACAAAGATATCGCACCTACTCGCAACAGCAGTCGAACCAGGTCTTGGCGAAAGAAGAAGAGGCCATCAACAGCAAAGAGGCTCAGATTGATGACGTGTATCGTAAAGCTGTTGAAAGCGGTGACGCGGATCTGATTACAAAAGCGGCAAAACTGCAAAGCGATATTTCAATCCAGAAAGAAAAACTGCGAGTCGCAAAAGCAAGACAACAAGCGGCAACGCAAGAAGAAGAATATGTGAGCCAAGGCAACGAGCAGCCTGTTTACCAGCAACCAGAACAGCCCGCTCAACAAGAGATCCAACCTACTGAAGACGCTTTAGCGTGGCATGAGCGCAACCCTTGGTATGCCAACAAAGAAAGCCCTGAGGATATGAAGGCCACCGAGTATGCCTATTATGTGCATTACAACCTTGCCAATGAGGGGTACGATGTTGGCTCCGATGAATATTACGAGGAATTGGACAGTCGTGTAGGCACGGTTTATCCTCATACCAGAACTTCTGAAACTAGAAGTCAGGCCGTTGAAAGTGAAGCGCAACCCGCTGTGCAAAGAGTTGCATCAGCCTCCGCTGGAGGTCGGTCAAAAACACAAGGCAAAAAGAATGGCGTAAGCTTTTCAAAGTCAGAGCTCGAGCGTCTCAGAGGCTTAAAGCCGCACAATATGTCAGAAGAGGCATGGTTGCAGCGAGTTGCCAAAGAGAAGCAAAAAATCGCACAAAGAGAGGCAAGTTAAAATGGCAGAAACAAAAGCAAGCGCACGTTCATCCCGTGATTCGCAGTCACACGATAATCAGACGCGACGTAAACCCTGGAAACCTGTTCGTTCACTTGAAACACCAACACCCCCGGAAGGTTATACCTACCGATGGATTCGGGAGTCGATGCTAGGTCAAGAAGACCGTGCAAACGTGTCACGACGTTTGCGTGAGGGCTGGGAGTTAGTGCGCGGCACTGAACTGCCACCTGAATGGCGATCTTTGCCTACCCTCGACAATGGACGGCATGAAGGCGTGGTTTACAACGAAGGGTTGCTTCTTGCAAAGATCCCTAACGAAACGGTTGAAGAGCGGCGTGCGTACTACGCGGACAAATCTCAACAAGCCACGGATGCCTTGGACAACACCATGTTCAACGAAACGCGGGGCGACAGCCGTTACGTCAAATACGATCCTCAGCGAGATAGCAACGTCACTTTTGGACGCAGATAGCGAGGTAATTTCAAATGGCGAATAAAGACGCTGCATTTGGCATGAAGCCCGTCAGAATGATTGGCGGCGCACCTTACTCTGGCGGAACAAGTCGATATCGTATCGCGGCAAACTACGGCACATCCATCTTCCAAGGCGACATGGTCGCTCAAGTGACAGGTGGTACGGTCGAAGTTCATGCGGACGGCGGGACAGTCCCCATTGTAGGTGTTTTCAACGGTTGTCAGTTCACCGATCCTACAAGTGGGGAACAGGTGTTCAGCAACTTCTATCCAGCAAGCACAAACGCATCCGACATCATCGCATTCATTATCGATGATCCGAATGTCGTTTTTGAGGTCCAAGCGGACGACACGTTCCCAGTCGCTGATTTGTTCGGCAACTTCGATATCGTGTACACCAGCTCGGGCAGCACACTCACTGGCATTTCAGGTGCTGAGTTGGATGTGACAACGGGAGCGACAAACACCAACCTCCCAATTAAGGCGATTGACATTTCACAAGATCCGAACAACGACGACGTTGCATCGGCGAACACTAACGTGCTTGTGGTCATTCAAAACTCAATCTACGGCGTCAAAGGCGCTGGCCTAGCATAAGGAGCTGAACAATGGCTATTTCAAGAGCACAGCTCGCTAAGGAACTCGAACCAGGATTGAACTCGTTATTCGGCATGTCTTACGATAGCTATGACCGCGAATACGAAGAAATTTTTGCAATCGAAGATTCTCAGCGCGCTTTTGAGGAAGAGGTGCTTATCACCGGGTTCGGTGGTGCGCCAACCAAAACTGAAGG